ATGTCTCTGCCATAATTGTATTTATATAAAAAAATAGGGGCTCCGGAGAGCCCCATAAGTGTAGAGGTGAATATCTTCTTATTAAGCGAGTATGTTATCTACTCTGAAGATTCTGTAGTATTGGTTTGACTTAGCTGCTGCCAAACCGCTTGAAGGTGTAGAACCTACAAATGGGTTTGATACCATTCCGTATCTGGTTTTGAAACCAATTTTTGGTTGGAAGGTATTTTCAGCAACGGCTCTTACCATTGTTAGTGGTACATATGGGCAATAGAATAGACCAGCGTCGTATGCATTTGTCCCTTTGTATCCTACTGTGATATAGTCAACAGTCGCATATGGGTCAATGTAGACTTTTGTTCTACCGTTTAAGACACCCGCGAATGTATTTCCTGTATCGTCGACGTTCAGTGCTGTTGACAACGCTGGAGCATAGTCTAACATACCAGTTGAAGAGAGCGCACTTGCAACATCTGATGAACAGATGATGAAGTTACCTCGTCCACGTCTGGTTTCCTTAGCGATTGTGTTAGCTTCACGATCGATTTGGACCATTAGACCTTTGAACTTTTCAACTGACCATCTACCGTCAGCATCTGATGATAGATTAAATACACCGTTAACAGCAGTGTTTGCTGTTGATGCACCTGTTTTTGCTTGTGCGTTGATAGTTCTGATGACTTCTCTGTTGATTTCAGCTAGAATTTCAGCAGAAAGAATGTTTGATAATTCCTGCTCAGCGTCAAGACCATGAATCGCTTTTAGGTCTTGTGCTAGTTCTAAGCTGTATTCAGCTTTGAGCGCTCTTGACTTTGCAGTCACAGTAGCTTTCTCAATGGTGAATCCCATTTCATTGAAAGTCGAGGATGTTGCACCTAGAGCTTCAGCGTCGCCTGTTGGCATACCACCGCCAAAGCCTGTTGTTACACGCTCTGAGTCGATTGTAGATGGGTTTGAACCTGCGTTAGTTACATTCAATCCAGATGGACCTGCGGAACCTTGGGTCGCGCCTGAGTCACCTGAATATGTAGTATCAGCTTCATTGAATAGAGCTTCAGCTGTACCTGTTGCACCAACACCTAGTCTTGACTTCATTGCGAAGATAAGACCAGTTGGTCCAGTCATTGGTTGCACACCGCAGACATCATATGCCATCATGTTTGGCATTGCACGTCTTACGAGTGAGATTAATACAGGATCCCAACGATCGATAGAAGTTGTTGCGTTTCCTGGTGCAGCTTCAGTTAGTGTATTACGCTGCTCTGCAAGGGCTGCTTCTTGGTTCTCAAGGATAACAGCAGTTACAGCTTTTCTGTAAGAGTCCTTAATTTCACCGGCGGACTCCTCATTGAGCACTGGTGCCCATTTTTCGGTTAGGTTTTTATAATAGTTTGACATTACCTGTCCCCTTAGTTAGAGTTTTGACGAATTGCTGTCAGATACTTTTCCATGTTAGAAGAAACTTCTTGAATTGGTTCACCCTCTTCTTCAGTGGCTTCATTTACTTTTTCAGCGGCCTGTGCTTCAACAGCTTTTTCAGGTGTTTCTGAAAAGTAAGTGTCCTTGAGAGTTGCTAACTTTTTCTTAAATATTTCCTCATCCTCGAAAGCAATACCTTCGGCGAGTTCTGATAACTTTGCTATTTGAGTCTCAGCAAGATCTTTAGACGCATCTTTAAAAACAATAGTTCTCTTTAGATCATCTGCTTCTTGCTTCATAGCAATAGCTTCTTCTGTGCTCTTGTTGACTTGCCCTTCGAGCTCTTCAACTTGCTCTACAAGATCATCAACTAGATCGACTTTAGATTCAGGAACCTGAATGTAAGACTCTTTGAATAGGTCCTTAAGGTTATTCATAAATGTCTCAGCAATTTCAGTTCTTAAGCCCTTTTCGACAGCGAGCTTATTTTCCTGCATCCATGTTTCAACAACGTAGTTTAAATAGCTATCGATTTTTTCTACTAAACCATCTCTGGCTTCGTTAAGACCTTCATCGATATCTGATTTGTACTGCTCCTCCATTGCTTCCACTCTTTCAGCCAATTCCGCTTCAATTTCAGCGTCCTTAGCTTTTACAGCTTGTGCAACTTTAGAATTTACAGCTGATTCGAAGATAACTGCAGCTCTTTCTTTAAATCCTTCAGATAGAGACTCTTCGCTCTTGATAAGAACATCGAGATCTTCGTCATGATTTGAAGTGATTACTTCGTCTTCTAGTTCAACGCTTTCGCCGTACATACCTTGGTATAATTTTTCCATTTCTGGCTTCTTCATACTCTTTAGCATTTTGTTCATAGCGTTGACCATACCAGCCTTTGTGAGTTTAGGCATTGGATCAGGTGTACCACCTGCTCCGCCGGGTTCCTTTGCCTTGCCCTTTACGGCATCGCCAGCAGCTTTTACAGATGCTGCTGATTGAGCTTCAGCATTTTTTGGGTCATGCCCCATAGCCTCTTTAGCATGTTTTTTTTCGGATAGAGCTTCCTCTGTTTCATCGGTAAGCTCAACATCCTGCTTGATTTGATCAGTCATATGTTGACTCCCTTATTTAGTTTTTAACAACGAGAGGAAATTCTGCCACTCACGTTCCTGTACGTACCGTAAGTTCGCACTTGGAGCTTTTTTAATTTCAGTCTCAATCTTTTCAATGACTTGAGGTTGTATCACACCGTTGTTCCAAATCCACTCGACACCTTCCATTATTCCATTAACAAAAGCGTCTGGTGCAGATGGATCTTGTACAACGTCAACAGTCGCCAAGTGAAAATCATTCTTCACATGTGCTGTTCCATTCTTATCCTCAAGACTTCCCATACCACGAGTTGAAACGCCTAATTGACAACCGCCTTCAAGGAGACCTTTTACAATATTTCCCATTGGTGTGTCTAATACGAGCGCTTTTCCCATCACGTTATTACCGTTCCAATTCATTTCGGTAATGCGATGTGAAACCTTATCCAGATTAACTGTTGGACCTTCTGGATGATTTAATTCTCCAACAGCTCTATTTGTAGTTACTTGTTCTTTTACGAACTTATCAACAGCAGATTCTAGTACACTTTTAGGATAGAACCTTTTGTTACGATTTGCTTTTTCAGCCTGTGCAAATACTCCTTCGATGACATAGTTTTTCTTGCCATCTTTCGCCTCGGTGACCATGCACTGGATCTCATTTTCAGTATATTCGGTAATTAGCTTCATCTATCTTCCCTTATATTGCTTTATAAATTCTTTAGCCATCTTCATAGCTTGCATCTCAGTTGCATAATCATCTAACTTGTCGCCATCTACCATAGCACGAAACATCCGACCGACTTTCTTTATTTCGATCGTAGCTCCCTTTAATCTGAGTTTTTTATTCTCAACTAAAGAGTTTCTTAAATCTGTGAATTTCATGCTGCGGCTACAGATTCTTCTTCTTGTTCTGCTGTAATATCTTCTTCTGTATCTTGTATTTCTTCATCTGAAATTTTATCTGTAGTATCTTGCGGTGTATTATTATACAAAGTATCAGCTATGGCTACTTTTTCATCTTCTAAAGCATTTTGTAGTCTTTGCCCTAACATATCGTTAAACATAGAGTTTGCTGTTACGAAGTCTTTTGCCTCAATAGAACCTATTAGTTCTGAAATAGGATTATTCTCAACTTCAGCTTCTACTTCATTTGTATCAGCTTCCATTTCGGTTTCTTCTGTTTCATCAACCATTTCTTCATCGTTTTCGATATCTGCTTCGGCTGTATCTATTTCGTCACTGTTTTCAATTATTTCATTTTCCATATCGATTCTCCATATTTTAGTTTATTTATACAAGTTCGGCTTTCTAACTTGAACTTTTTTTCTTTAACTACCCTTTACATAAGTCACATAAGCTGCTTTACAACTATCTGTAAAATGATTTTCTATTGTTGTTTTAAGATCAGCGTTTACCTCTCCAAAAACTCTTTGTAGTTCAGTATCCCAGTTGTAATCAGATTCTATCCATCCTGCTCCAGCTTTTATAACATTTCCAGATGAATCAGTTTCGTCAGTATCGAAATTTATCTTCTTTGCCATAAATCCACAAGCATGATTATCAGTTGTTCTCATTACGTCTATTGAATATTGATGTTTTGTTGCTGTATAACTCATTTTTCTCTCCTTATTAACTTATTGATATATAGTTCAAAGTAAGCGTATGAAAGCATTCATTAGTTCCTCTAAAAGATTGCGACAAATATTCTGCATCGTGACCTCTAAGAGTAGCATTCCCATCAGCACTACCTAAAGTTTTTCTACCATCAGCACCCCTTAGATAAATAGCGGTTGAGTTACCATGAACAAAACAACCATAACTTTTATTAGTTATATCAGAACCACTTACAAACCCAGTTCCAGCTGGGTCACCAGAAGATAATGAAGTATAAGGCAAGCCAGATATATAAACTTTATTGCTAGTAGCTGTGTAACCTGTACATTTAAAATACAGAGTAACAGAAACAAATCGTCCTACTCTGACATAATCAGCATTAAGTGTAGTGCAAGCAAAATTATGATAGCCAGGTGACCAACTACCAACATTTGAGTTAACTGCACTAACATGTTGCGTAACAGAACCAGAACTAATTCTTGCGTTTGAAAAAGCTCCAGAAGTAATCTTTCCAGCGTCCAGACTTGGTATTCGGTCAGCACCTAATGTTCCAGATGTAATCTTAGACGTTGGGAGGTCTGGAATTTCTGCGGCATCTAAAGTTATTCGTGCGTTTGGTACAGTTCCAGAAGTTAAGTTAGAAGCATTAAGGTTAGATAGATCTGCTGTTGCCTGCCGCGCTTGAACGTAATCAGAATCAATGCTTGACAAGTCTACATGTTGTGTAACTGATGAGCTTGACAAACGAGCATCAGCAAACGTACCACTGGTTATTTTAGCCGCTGATATTCCATTTATTAAATCTGCAAAATCTCTTGTTCTACTCATTTAATTTTTCTCCTGTTAAACATAGTATTGTACTGAAACCCAGCCAAATCCGCGGCTATCTGAACCTTGGAATCTACTCCACTCGTTCCACGACATGTGAGCGGTATTGTTAGTGTAAAAAGAATTATAACCACCGAAAGATGTGCTTGACGCATCAGGATTTTGACCACCA